GTTGTTTCATCTAACTCAAGTCTAAAGTGAGCAACCCCGTCAATAATTTTTGTACTATACGCATCTGGTAATGCTACAAACGTACTTTGTTCTACTGAATCGGAAATAGATCCAATAAAAGGCCCACTATGTAATTTATAAAGATTGTGATTATCAATTACCTTTGCTGGCTCGTCTCCATAATTACTATACGAAAGCGGGGCTTCTAGATTACTTATATATGATTTTTTTTCTGGATCTTGTGTGTCGGGGTTTAATCTCCCTATACCTACTTGAAAGTAGCCTGCAATATGGTCTGCTACATTATTAGAACCCGTATCCGTAAATATGTTTATTATGCCCACCCCCAAACCATCAGTTAAAACATTATCGTCCTGGCACAGAACTTCTTTAGTTCCGTCTGTATTAACTTTTGTTACTGTTACTATCCCTTTCATATAAATTTAATCTTCCATACTATTGTTAAATCAGAGTGCTTCCGGCACCCAGGATCTATTCCACTATCTTTGATTACGGCTAAATTCTTTGTTAAACTCTTTTCAGCAAACAGTTTATATACTAGTCTATTATAGCCAGCACTAAATCTTAAGGGGAAGTCTGGAATTATTTTATTGTCTCTTTCTGTTCCAATCGTAGAGAGAGTCCTAGGTAAATCTATCGTCCATAAACCTAATTTAAATATCCCTCCATACATATTTGCTAACCCTAAATCAGCAGAAGCTATGGTACATAAATATTGCACCTCTCCAGTTGACGAAAAATCAGAATTTGCAGAAACAATTAGCCCTGATGTTGGGGACGCCTGATCCCCTAAAACATTATTGTAGGCACGAACAAACCCATTTTGATCCATTGATCGAATGGCAGACGAATTAAAGTAATTCTCGTTGGTGCTTTCTGGGTAAGTACCACTAGCAAATATATTATCTGATCTAGAATCTAAATTACTAATACTTGAGAGTATAGCAAAATCAGTCCCGCTAGTATGAGGATAACACCCCAAGAAGATATCTCCTCCTTGCCCTCCCTCATCTACAGTAGGGGCCTTCCCTTTTACACGTTTAAACTTAGAGGCCCCAAACCCTTCCTCAAATTGCCACCCGTACATTTCCACAACAGGATCCTCGTAATTACCTCCATAGAACCTGCATCTTGCATGTATTTGATCTCCAGGCTGGCTAGGGTTCTTGTTATTTCCAAGTCCTTGTAAATCTATTTCAAATCTATACCAACCAGCAGACCCATCGGCACCTGAAGCAGGAGTAACTCTGCCTACAGCCCCACTAGAATTTATCCCAGTACCAACCATCTGAGCATTTCCATATGGCTCGGACCAAACAGCCGAGGGAGCATGGTAATAACCATGTAGAAGCCCTGGTTCTGTTCCTGGTGATGACGTAGAATAATATTGGAAGCCTACTTGGTTATTATTCGACCTTGTTATGTTTCTTATTTCTAAAACAATTCCAGAACAAGCAGTGAAGGGAGTAGCATCAGAAGGCAGTTTGGCGTATACACTAAAAGTATGATCAACATTTCCATGGTGGTGAGAAGGCCAAATGCCAGAAGCAGTAACCCCCAATCTATATCCATTGGCTCCACTTAAAGTAAACGATGAGGTTCCATAGAAAGGCCCTGTCCCGCGTTTATTTAAAACAACAGAGGAAAGACCATAATTACCCACCAAAGCTGAAGTCCAATACAACTCATTCCCCGCTATTAAATCGGGATCAGTAGTTGGGCTATCTGTAAAAGAAATTAAATTAGGATTAGTATTACTTAAAATTCTATTCAAGTTATGCCCGTATTCATGGGCTCTCCCCTGCATAACTGACGATCCCATAAGATGGTACTGGCCTGATACCATATCAATTGCTGTATTCGTACCCTTCTCTAGTTCTATATCATTTACATTGGGGGTAGATCCTGGATCTCTTTTAGGGTCATAAGAAGAAGTTGTTACACTTATATTCTCATTATCTAAAGAGACTGCTCTGATCATATGATCTGATCTTACAAAGTTAATATAGTCTCCAAAGTCCCCCTTCCCATTAATATAGGAAGAAAGATTAAAGGGGTAGAAGTGCCCATTATTTTTATAAGCATCAGAAGATTTACCAAAAGAAATTGCCTGTACTGTAAAATTAGAGGAGTCAGTTAATGAAGAGCCATCTCCATAAGGAAAAGCAGAAACTACCGCCGAAGGAGTTGTTAATAAATCACAAAACGCCTCCCCAGCCCCATTAACAAGTAAATTACTTTCAGTATGAAGCAACTCTTGCTTGTCAGTACCAAAGTTAGAATAAATTTCTACAGTTCCAATCATTTAATTAGTTATATTTATATTTGTAAAGCTACCATAAGTAGCGTCTGGAGATCCCACTCCATTAGTTCCTGGGTCAAACCTATAAGATAATCTACTTCCTCCACTTACATCATGTATAGCAGAGGAGTCCTGAGGCACCCTAGTATTAAAGGCATCCCCAATAACGTATGATTTTCCTAACTTATTAAAGTACCTAAACAAATGTAACATTTCTCTAGGTTCTAAGGGAATGCTCCCATATACTTGTTGTCCTATGTTGGTTCCTTGTCTTGTTCCAGAAACGGACAGCCTCCGAACTGACTCAACTTCTTCTTGCCCTTCTTGGGAGGGTCTAAGAAGATACTTATCTAGACTTAAAGAAACTTCTCCATCATATTTTGCTCCACTGCTGTCATATAAATCTACTTTGTTATACAACTTGGTTGGCATAAATCCTGTAAAGTCAGTATTCCTCACAGCCACAGTGTATTTCTTAAGACCAGACGTATCTTTATCATAATAATAAAGCTGTTTATCCTCTCCGTAAACAACAGAACGTGGAATAATAGTTTCTTCTTCGTTTATTATATTTCCTAATGATCTATAAACCATAGTTGAAGTTGGGTGGTAGGGGGGACCAAAAGCTCCCCAATGCTCCCCTCTTTTAATCCCATAAATATCACTAGGTATTCTGTAATAAGGTAGGGATGTAGGTGCTGCATGTAAAGCTGCTCCCCACGTTAAAAGTTTGCAAGGAATATACTCATAACTTAAATCGGGAGGCTCTCCCTCTGGAAGAACACCACCATCATAACTATCATTATATGCTTGAAGGGTACACCTAAGACCTAAGTTTTGCTTATCAGACAAATCAAGTTCGGCTGCATCATAAGGAATAGTTACTTCCATTCTATACCAAATAAGGGTATCTGTTGATCCAGCAAAAGGGGCAACTGAACTTAAGCTAACTCTAGCAGCCGCACCCCCAGCTAAAGAGTGCCCGTTTGTTTCAATAGAAGAGGTGTATGTTTCTGTAGTGAGTTTAGGCAATCTTACCGTAAGCCTAGTATAACTATCTTTTGTTCCAATAGGAGATACCGTAAGGATTGCCGAAGTTGCATAAGGCTTTGAAACACTAGCAGCCTCATAGCCACCTACAGTTGCAACATACATAGAAAATGTATACGATTGAGTATTTATTAATTTTCCTTTGTCAATATCTCTATAAACAGACATAGGTGGGAAAGTAATCGCATGACCTTCATCCACCCACACCGAAGAGGTTACCCAATTAAAGTTGCCAAACCCCGCCTGTGGGTTTCCAAACTCATCTAAAGCAATATTAACCATGTTTTTAAAAGCTACAGAAGAAGGAACATACCCTAAAGGATCTTTAATTGTTTGGAGAAGTGGGTCTTGCATAGTGTTATAAGTACCGTTATCATCGCGCCTATAACAAGTAAAATCAAGTTCTTGTGGTCTCCCAACTGAAATATTCATCGCATATCCTAAATCAGCAATAGGTATACTTTCGTCTATAGTATGCATCCCAAACGGATTACTTATTCCCCCCAAGGAAAGAAAACTATCTCCTTGTTCTTTGTAAGTATGCCCAGTCCTAGAAAATCCTAATAGGGGCCTAACAGGATGGTAAGATCCTCCAGTATATTGTCCCCACCAGAATAAACCTTGTCCTGGTCCATTCCCTAGGATCGTAGTTGGTTGCCTTCTTCCTACTGCAATATATTCTGACCAATCATTAAAAGATAAAAACCCTTTTCTACTTTCCCAATACTGTTGTAATCTAGTTCTTTTAGCAGCAAGAGAATTCTCCATATAAGGCAAGCCTACTTCTCTTGTAGTCCAACTTATGTTATTAACACCAGTAGAGGGAATTCTTCCCCATGGAGCAGTATCTGCTACCCAAGCATTTTGTGCAATGCTTGGGTAGTGGGACAAGAAGTTTTTCTTTACTGAATAATTTTTCTCATCAAATACCCACGGCTGAAAAACGATCCCGTCTAAAGGGAGGGTTCCCCAATAAGTAAACCCACTTCCAACAGCAGGGTTATTTTGTTTTAAGAAATTATTTGAAAAATACTCAGTCTCTGTTCCAATTACCATAGGAGCGAAGACTGCCTCTTTTCCAGTAGGAGTATAAAATACTGGTTTTTCTACAGGAATAACATTTTTATTTATATCAGGAATAGTGGCTGAATAAGGGATTTGTGCTGCCTCATTTAAAGTCTTATCAACTACAGCAATTTTATCGAAGATTGAGAATTTGCTACTCCCAGTACCAGGAAGAGGGAAGACTTCTATAAAATAATTTTGAGTCTTCCCGCTCTTTGTAATATATGCTCGATGAAGCAGAACATTTTGTCCATTATAAACATCCTTCGGGGTTCTCCTATTAGTTCCATAAGAAAAAGGAACCTTAGTTAGTTTATTTTTAGTATGAAACTTTACTTTTGCTGTTTGGAAATAGTCCTTTTTAACATAGTTAAGTAAAGGTTCCGAAGTATCGTCAACGTCATCACAAGGATTAGGGATATCAACTAAAATTTGAGGACCTCCAGTAAATCTATGTGCGTAATTATTTACAATATTATTAATTGATACTTGTCCATTAACAAAATCTTTAACTTTTACCATTTCCCACTTCTGCTTAGGAGTCCAAACAAAACACACCCGGTCTCCAGTTTTTGTTTCTTCTATCTTTGTTCGTAAAATAGCACCAATATGTCCACCACCAAAAGATCTAGTTGTCGTATCACCATTTAGGAAGTTAACTTTTAGCTCAAAATCATGTTCAGGAATCAAAACATTCTTTTGCTGTGAGTTTGATCCCCGTATATCAAACTTAACTCTAGGTAATCCGTGGCTGCCATTTTTTATATATACGGATTGATTATTAATTAGATAGTTATCCGCATTTACAGCAGTCGATTCTTCAGTCTTATCTAAGTTATAAATAATAAATTCATTTTTAGGTATTTGTTGTGCAGAGGCGGTAGAGGTATCCACTAAGTTTACACCACTTAAAATTGTTTGAGTTTGATATTCAGGAAAACCGTAGTAAGGCCCCTCAGTTGTAGCGGAAGTTGTTACGGCTTCCACTCCAAGTTCTGAATAATTATTACCGCTTAAAGCTAAATTTAAAATAAACGGATTCCTTATAGCCCTAGAAATAATTTGAGAACTAGTGTCCACGGCAGGGCCATTTATAGAAAAATTAGCGTTTCTGTAAATGGGTCCATATACATGCGATAAAATATTTGGGCCACCCTCTGCTAACGTATCAACTAAATTTTCTGGTAATGCGCTCCCGGCAGTTGATATACCAAAATATTTATTGTATGTATTATAAACTGACTGTATTCCTTCTGTTGAGTAAACGCTGGATCGTTTATCTAAAATAGGTGCCCTATACTTATGAGGAGTAATATCTCCCATAGTATTAGATAAGGAATCAGTAAAATTAACCCACAAAGAGGAGGCAGCAAAAACACTACTATTTAATTTGTAAATTCTTTTTGCAATTGCTTTTTTCTTTTTCTCTTCCAAGTTAAAGAATAATACTACTTCTTCAGGTGTAATATCTCTTCTTACATATTGATCACATGAAGAAAAGGTGATTCCGCTATTGCCTCTAGTTAAGAAAGTATTACTAACATCAATACCGAAAAAAGATCTCTGTGATGTTAATATCTTACAGTCTCTAGAGTAAACGCCTGAAAGATTTTCGGGACTTCCATCTGCAAAGGAAAAAGAGGAGGGTATTAACCCTAAAGGAACATACGAAGTAAGACCGCTTGTATTATTATAGAAACAGGGCATATTCCAACCCTCTCTACTATACCAACCCTTCTTCCCTAGGGTATTATAAAAATCTCTACGCCTTAAGGACCTTCTTGGTATTCCGCTGGTAGCTGGGACTACAGCATTAGATTTAACTACTGAACTAACAATATGATTAGAGTATTTAGATTGCCATCTGAAAAAGACGGGCTCATTAGCATGATCAACAGTACTTTTAGAATCATCATATCCTTTATAAATATCATCACCGACAGCCCAACCCGTACCTCTATCATAAACACCAGAAACTTCTTTATTTGATAACCCAGACACTGTAGGAACATCCCTTATCGGCCACCTAAGAGAAGGGCACGGAAACTCTAATCCACTGGCGTTATCAATATGAGAAAGAACTACTCTAGTTCTAGGAATTGCTTTAGCGGGAGTAAACTCATCCACTACACTTAAAGTATCTAAGATTTCATTTACTGTGTATAAGCCAGAGGAATCAGAAAAGAATACGCTTGAAAACTTTCCAGCGCATACAGTAAAATCAAATGTTGATGATTTACCGTTCCATAAGCTCAAAGCATCATAAGAAGAGGTTTCATAGTTATTTAAAACTTTGTCGTAATTTGGGGGGTACTGTATAGAAGAAGTAAAGAATAAATAACCATTCCCTAAATACAGATCAGTCTCTTCGTTACCTGATACAGTATAACTTTCAATATATTTTTTTGTGTCTTCAACAAGATTAACATCTACACAAAATTGTTTTAAGGCATCTCCTAAAAATAATAATAAATCGTTAGTTACAATACAATTTCTATAAAACTTTTCTTCATCCCATGGTGGGATTGGAAAGTCTCTACCCCTAAAATTAAACACAAAATTAGGATCATTTCTTATAACAACACCCTTTGAAAAAGGAGTAGTAAAATCTCCAGTTAGCCAAGAACCAGGACGCTCAAAATCTTCATGTATTGGGCCAGTCCAACCTGTACCATCATTTAAAATGTTAACTCTAAAAGGCTCATTTTTAATAAAGAAAAGGTGAGGAAATTTTTCTACCGCGCTCTTCAAAATGGAATCTACAGCCGCTCTAATATTTATATCCATATCTGTAGCATTATAAATATCAATACCGTGTTCTGTAGCGGTATTAGCGGTATAAGTATTCCAATTGAACACTGGAGATTCGGTCAGTAATAAATAATAAAGTAAATGCGGTATATACGATTCATAAAGTTCTGTAATTAATGAAAGAGCATCAATAGGATTTTGTACAATGATTGTGTTCATTGCATCTGCAATACCTTGCTTCGTTCCCTTCTTCTTATATAATTTTACAGCGTTGGCAATTTGGTTTCTCCACGATATCTCATTTGTACCATACAATTTCCAGCCTATAGTATATGCTAAGTAAGGTAAAAATTCAACAGGACAATCAGTAATAGATGTTAGGGTTTCAATGGATTCAACTTCATTATCTAAATCTCTCAATAGATAAGAAAAAGCCCGTAGAAACTTATTAAGCGGCCCAGCATCTTCTACAGTTTTCAAATATGAATTAGTTTCTACTAGCTGGTTAATTATATTTTTTACATAATCATCATCTTTATCAATATAAAGAGGAGAATATAAAATATCAATAAAGGTTTTCATCTTCTCTAAATTTTGATTTCCGCTAGTATAAGACCCAGTTCCTGACCAAAAAACGCTAGGAATAAAATCTTTATCTAATGCGCTTAGACAAACGGGATCCTGTTCTATCTCATTTACTATTAAGCCAGTAGTTGAATAGTTCTCCCAAACATAAGTTTGGTAGTCCTTAATTGCATCATTAATTAAATAAGAGTTTCCACCATAAAATTTATTTACAATTGAATCTAAAACAATAGAGGAAGGAGGAAGTACTGGCCCACTAGTATTTAAGAAATATAACCAACTTAGATTATTAATTAAATATGCGTGCGTCCCTGAAACAGTAGTTGAAAAAACAGATGAGGTGTCTTCTAGTAATGTTTTTGAATTTAATGTAATTGAAGGCAAAAGCGTTCCACTAACATAATTTCTAAAATCAGAAGAAGTAGAGAAATCAACAAGCTTTTTGCCCAATAAAGACATAATTTTTTTCTCAAAGATTTCAGGCGTAATATTAGTAAGCTTATTTTGTTTAATAAAAAACTGGGCGAATCCAGCAGGCGTGTCTATAGCACTAAAGGAAGCGTTATTTGGTATAGCACTTACATTCAAAAACATAGAAGCTTGATCACTAGTGATATTATTAATACCTCTTAAGTGGCTATTAAGAATAAGGTCCGTAGTTTTTTCTTGCTCCCCTCCTACCTGAAGGTCTTGCTGTAGATACACATCAGGAGTTATAATTTTTACCGCATCGATAAAATTAGTTTTTGAGTATTTTCTATTCATTTATATGTAAGCTACATTAACTGTAATATTATTCAATTGAATTACTTCATTAAAATCGGCTATGATTGTTTCAGAAACATTATCAATTGAAGAGTATCTAACTTGATTCAAAGCAAATAAGTCTCTGTTTAGCTCCTCTGGAATAAAAGGTATACCGAACCCGAATTTATTATAAGAGAAATGCCCTTGTATTGCTGCAATAGCATTTGCTTTGATTGTTTCTTCATAATTTACAAGAGCAGTATCCACATATAATGTAACAACCAAATCTAAAGTTCTAACTAAACCATCTACTATAACTAACTCATCCGTAAGCATTTTCTTCTTATCCATTGCTTCTAAAAGATTAGTTTTATATTCTATTGTTGCCTTTTGAAGCTGGATGGGTGTGGCTTTCTGAAGGACAAAAATATCAATGATATTTGCTGATGAATAAGCTTTTCGGGTTGAAGCGGTTCCAATGGCTTGGCCTCCCTTGGGGCTGCTATAGCGAGAGATAAAAGCCTTATAATCCTCTAAAGTGACGAGCCTATCTTGCTGTTTGAAGACCAGGGGGCCATTGGCTTTCGCTTGCTCGACTGTCTCAGCGTCCACCCCTCCTGTGGCTACGCTGGTATTGGTTACAACTCCAGGGCCTCCTCCCACAGTCGTTACTGGAGCAGTTATTGCGGTCCCTAATAAATTTCCGCGTGAGCCTCCTCCTACTCTGTAAAGAACTCTATAAGAGGAAGAGTTGGGTGGGGAAGCACTTATTCGTCCATCTCCAAATCTAACAGTTCCCCCATAGCTATCATCATAAAGTACTTCAAATATTTTATCGGTTGAGCCTGATGCCGCAAAAATGTTATCAACTTGATAGTAGGTTCCTGATAGGGGCTCATGTGAATTAACAAAAACCTGTACACTATTTTCAATAATAGGTCCTTGTGAAAGAGGGATAGTTTTAAAAACATCTAAAGTATTAAAAGTTCCAACCTCCTCTACTAAAGGACCTTCCAATAAAGCAAGATTAGTCCAAGTAGTTGAAGCATCCCCTACTAATTCTCCTTTAAGAAAATCAATGTCTGTGTTATCACTATTTAAATCAGCAATCTTGGCTCCTTGTGTTTTATATAAAGTATAAGTAAGGGGAGCACCATCTACAGGAGAAGCAATAGTAAAAACTCTATCTTGAGCACGAACAGTAGCCACCTCAACTCCTTCCGTAAGAGGAGCAGTTAACACTAAATCAGCCGAAGCCCCTGCTGAGGTAGGCCCCTTCATCCTAATGCCAATGAGGTCTAGTATCTTTTTAACATTCCTTCTTGTTTTTGCGGTAGATAAAAAGTTCTCATTAGCCACAGCATCAGCTTTAAAAGACAAGATAGCTCCCATATAAGCAACTAACTCAGTAAACATCACTCCAAAATCAGACTCCGAAATATTTTGATAGTCCTCAGCGTATGCAGCCTGTAAATAAGAAAGCAAAGCGGATCTTAAATCACCAAAGTCAGTAGCGGCATAATTAATTAAAGCTTTTTTTTGTGGATCAGATAATGCAGTACTAAGAAATTTTTGAAAATCAGATTCTGCTGTAGAAAACGGTATGTCACTGGGAAGGTCGTAGTCTTTAGTCATAGGTTTAAAGAAAGTTCAGTTCTTTCAAAACTGTTTATGGGAGAAATAGTTAAAACTATTTTAATTCCTGGGAGGCCAAAGCCCTGAATAGTATCACCACTTAAAACACGAAGCTCTATAATCCTAACGCTAGGCAAGTACCTAGCAAAGCCTGTATATATTTCATTTTCAATACTTAGAATGAGGTCTGGAGTTATAGGTTCAAACAAAAATCTTTTTAAAGATAATCCAAAGTTAGGGAGCATTACTCTCTCGCCGCGTTCTGTTTTAACGAATTGCCGTACCATGCTCTTCATTAGCTCAAACCCCCGCGTCTTATTAAAAATACCTTTTGCATTATTAGTACTATCAAACAAAGGAAACTTTACTCCAAAAACAGGAGAAGCCGTATCTTTATTTGTTGATAAGTCTTTTAGTTCCTGAGGAGGAGCTACTCCATAAATTGTTGTAGTCATGTTATAATTTCCTTAAAGAATCCCTTTTGTGCCTCATAATTTTTTCGCACCTCTTTAATATTTAGAGGACGAGAATAAATTTTAAAACTTCCAACATGCCCGTTCAAAGCACTAGTAAGCCCATGTCGTTCTCCCATAAAGCCTCCTGCAAAGGTTGTTGGGTTTATAGGCATTCCCTCCGTCCAACCAGAACCAACTATCCAAGGAGTAAAATACTGATCGTTTTGTGGGCCATAATCAAACAAAGTAACATTTGTAGTTTGGTTTACTGTCTCATTAGAATAATAAAAACTTTCATCACTTTTAAAGAAGGAGGGAATCATTGGAGTTTGGCCTGTTTGATTTCCTAGGGTAACAGAAAGAGCAGACGTTGCCATAAGATTTCCATCTAAGTATACTGAGCACTTATCTTCTTTTACATCAAAAGACATATGTAAGTGTATAAAAGTAGAAGAAACATCTTTCATAGCTTTTACTCCAGAAGTATCATAAGGAGATATCTCTACAGTATCTACCACAGTTAATTTATGAAGGCCGTCCGTAATACAATTTTCATTTTTAGGAACAAATTCAACTGCTTTAGAATTCATTGAAAGTGTTGGAGCAATAAAGAAGCAACTTGAAGCAATAGTATTAGAGGTATCAAAGAAATTAGGATCGACTGAAGCAGCATTTGCTCCTGGGTCTGTATTTGATCCAGGTATTAAAGGAACATCGGCAAAAATTACTGGGTCTCTGCTAAACCCTATTAACAAGCCTCTTACTGTATCTGAGCTTTTAGAAGAGATTAATCCACTTACATCAGGAATATTTAAAGGCCCTCCTGTATTTTCGTTAGCAAATAATATCTTATAATAATTATAATCAGCCCATTCACCAGTAGGAGGATATAGGAGAGGACTAGAAATTGATCCACCAGAAACTTCTTTAGGATTAGAACTAGCTCCATAATTAGGAATGTGAAGCCAACACTCTATGCTACACCCACTAACACCATAAAAAATATTTTGATGTTCCGTTGTAGGAGGAAGCCTTAAAGCTCCAGCAGTTTTGCTTAGTTTATAGTCTGCTGAATTTACTCTGGATATTCCATCGAACCTAGGGATACCTAAACCTGACAGGAACAGGCTAGGCGTATTTCCTATCATTTGAGCATTACCCTTAGAGCCTATATTGGTACAATTTATTGTTTTAAAATTTAATGAATCTGGGAGTACACCATCTGGTCTTAAAAAATTATAAATCGAAGTTATTCCTCGACTTTCAATTGCGTCAGTAAGAGAAAGGGCAGGAG